GTGTCATTAACAAGTCTCGCGGAATCGAGTCTACTGAAGTTGAGCGAACCGGTTGGTTGAACCTTGGACGTATCGAGGCAGAATGGGTACAAGAAAAACTTGTCGTTTTCACCTGTAGCCGAAAGAGTACTTGTATATGTTTGAGCATTTAAGACTGTCAGTACATTACTAGCAAGTTCAGTAGCTGTAGTTGAAAGAGATGTAATTGGTTTGGAACCAACTGTGTGGTAATACGAAGTGACCGCGGTATAGTGTGGATCAACGTATTTTAAATCAGCAACATCCGTACCATTGATTTGGAGTTTCATTTTATTTGCGTCGGCTGCAATAGAAAGAGCGCTACCATCTGCAGCTACCAAACACTTAATTGGGTGGTTAAAGTTGAGTTCTTGAATTTTGGAACCGGAGGCGATAGCTTTTTGTGTTTGTGTAATAAGCATGTTTTGTGGCGCGGAAGACATAGACGTTCGTTCATCAGTGTCAAGGTGAATGAATTGACTGTAGACTTCATATCTAGCCCCATCGAGATTGGTACCCCAAGTAATTCTCAATTCCACATCGTGATATTGAAGAGCGATCAATGGGATGGCGGTTTGAGCGTTTTCACAAAACGAAAACCTGAGTGGGTAGAACTTACTTTCAGCTACTTCCCCAAACCCGGAAGTAGATTTAGTTAAGTTTTGTGCTAATATAGATGGCGCAATGTATTGTGAGAATTCAGATGTTTGTTCATCAATGACTTGTCCACCAATGAGAAGTTCAACTTTGGAAATCGCGTTGACCCAATCGGCTGGTGAAAATTTGTGAGCTATACCCGCTTTAGTTGGAGCGATATACACGTACCCGACCATATCCCCTTTACGCTCAAACCTGACGGTCGACATAGAACCCGCAGATGGGTTGCCCTGGATAACCTGTCTCTCAACAGTTTGGGCGAAATTTGTGTGACGTTTGTAATTAGATCTAAAAAAAGAAACTTCGGGTTGACCGACGAGGTGCGCATCTTGGGCACCAATTGCAACGAGTTGGGCAATACCACCAGACATATTTATTATATTATACTAAGGTTTTTTATTTTTAAGCCCATGTATAATATAATATGAAAGATTCTAAAAAAAGAATTACGCTGCTGTAAACGAGATTGCATTCATGTAAATTTTTTCCGCACCTGATGCACCTATTTTTGATACGGTCAAAAGACCATGACTTCCTGAGGATATGGAAACATCGGTCGTAAATGCAATGTAATCAATACCAGATGTTATCGTTTTTAAGACTTTTCGATCTCCACCGGATGCTAGTAAAGGTACTACAACCTGACCCCCGCTTGGTAAATTTGTTATGGAAAGTATAGCAATATCTGCATCTAATGAAACTAACGGAGCTGTACCGTAACTTTTATTTTTACAATCTATCGCGAGTGTTCCTGACCCTGTCGTCCAAGTAGTTGATATTTGTGTGTTTGTGAGTTGGAGGTTTTGTGACGTAACGTTACCTGTTATTGTTGTATCTACATCTACGAATATATTACCGGTTACATTTACGTTTGATCCAATACTAATACTCTTGGTCGTAACAAACGCATTATCTGTCGCGTAACCTGACGCTGGTCCTGTAAACTGAAGAACATTTGACGTAATATTGGCACCCACACTTGCACTCGCAACATCATCTAATGCAAAAGGTGACGCAGCAACGTTTAATCCACCTATTGTAATATTAGTGGCCGAAATGTTACCTGTAACCGTGAGTACGTTAGACCCGTACGTGTTCATGGTAAGGTTTGATGTACCGTTAGGTCCTGCCCATGGAGCTACACCTATACTGACGTTCGCGTGATCACCCGTACCTTCCTCGTGTGTAAATGCCATGGTCGAACCACCTTGTCCCCCCGAATCGTAAATCTCACCTGTTGTTGTATCTATCGATAAAACATTTTTTGTAGATGTAGAACCACCTTGTAATTCTGGGGAAAGTATTATCGCGTTAGTTACTTTCAAGTTACTCGTTCCCGATCCTCCTCCTCCTTGGAGTAGAATATCATCCGCGAACTTAAGTTTTTTCGTAGCCGCGATTGTAATATCACCCGCGGATGATAAACCCGTGGTCGCGTTATTAAATGCGATCGTATGTGTCGTCGTTGCACCTCCATCTGTAATAGCCTGTAAATTAGAAGAAACATCGTCCCATGCTACACCCGCGGCTGAACTTCTAAGGAATTTTTTACCTGATGCTGTATGAGGAGAAAGTGTAGATAACTCAGACTCTCCAGATGCTGGACCTAATAACAATTCGTTTTGTGCAATTGAAGTTAAACCGGTACCACCATGGTCAACATCGAGAGCACCTGTTGTTATTTTTTCCGCATCGAGATTTGTTATGTTTGAACCATTACCCTTGAGTGTCGTAGCTTCTACCGTACCCGTCGTCGTGACGTTACCGGATAAAACGTTACCCCAAATATTTGCGGTAATGTACGGGTGGTTAGATATATTACTCGCCAACGTTGGTGTTATATCTGTATCAGCTGGGTTACTGTGTGTGTATGCGATCGTATATTCCTTCTTATCACCTCTAAAACCATGAACAACATTAGCAGTATTCATTGTCATGATCATACCCAAATCGATTGTATCCGTCGAGTTATTGTTACCGACTTCGATTATTGGGTCAGTAACTGTATAGTTTGTTGTTTCTAAATGATCTACCGCTCCTCGTGTTGTGAATCCACCTGTAATTAAAACATCGGCAGCAATTGTCATTAGGTTATTAGAACCAGAAGTATCGAATTGAAGATCCGTGTCTGAACTTAATACCCCGGACCCGTTTATAAACGGAATCCTGTTATTATTTAATCCACTTGTAGTTATGGTACCCGTTAACGATGGATTAGCGAGTGTAGCGCCTGTTATTGTTGATGTCCATTCGGGTACAGTTCCATCAGATTTTACTTGTAAAACCTTATATTCTGAACTTGACCCTATAGCGAGTTTTGCTAACGAATTAGTTGTATCTGAATATAAAATATCACCTTGTGTGTATGCTATTTGACCCGTACCACCTTTAGTTTCGGGTACGGTAGGTAAAACGGTGGTTGTAAGTGTACCACTCCCAGTTACTACATTAGCCGCGTTAATATCATGAATATCCGAACCACTCCCTTCGAACGTGGCGGCTTTTATTTTACCGGCGGTTGTGATTGTTGTACCCGTATCTGTTAAACTCATAGACCCATCGGATTCTGCGGTTGTATTACCGAGAACTGCATCAAGAGTTAAGGGAACCTCTGCCCATTCGGGTATATCACTATTATCGAGTCGAAGAAATTTACCGGCATCTGCATTAGAACCCGCGGGATTAAGTTGTCCAAGTGAATCACCCGACGTTTTACCGTAAAGTATTGTACCTGACGCATAACTAGACTGACCCGTACCACCACTAGAAAAGGGAATTGCTCCACTTACAAATTGATCTGTTGGAATACCCGTTAATCCTGTACCTGGACCAGAAAATTGTGTACTTGCGGTTATAGTACTACCCGCTATTGTATTGGAACCCGCAATTTTACCATAAAGCGCGTCGGATGATTCTCTTATAAAAACATTACCCCCAACATCGACGTTACTGGTTGTATAAATACTCGTAAGTGCGTTCGTAAACTGAACCGTATTGGATGTAACGTTACCTTGGTTTACTATATTTTCAACCGTAAGGTTTGAGAGGTAATACGAATCACCCCTATAGTTTTGTGCGTTTACGTTACCGACGGTATCTAACGCGTATATTGATTGTGTTGGTACATTTAATTGAACCTGACCTTCATTACCAATACTTATAGCATGACCAGGTGCCGTATTCGCTACACCTATTGTTGACGAAGTGAGTGTACTTGTATGTATTGTACCAGAAACCTGAATTTTATTAGCTACACTTTCATCTATATTAACAGAAGACCCCGTTGTAAATTTATTAGCTCGAGCTGTACCTTCAACACGAAGCGCGTTGGTATCACCTGTCGGTCCACACATGAAAACTTTATCCTTTACCGATAAGGCGTGTATTGGCGCACTATTTGCAACACCAATATTGGAGCTTGTTATGAAAGATGTTATAGCATTACTAAACTGAACTGTATTTGAAGTTACATTACCTCTATCTGTAGATGCTTGTAAAGTGACACCACCTAAAAGAGATGTAGGAACACTCGAATCAACAACTTCTTTCGTCGTTGCGGAATAACCTACAAGATTAGAACCTGCTAATTCAGCAACACGGAGCGGTGCCATATAAATGGAACCTGCGTTGGTCGCATTAATAGCAGAATCCGAAGCATTAAAAACAATTGTGTTTTCAGCCTGATTATCAGAAACGTGTTTACCAAACCGGATTTTGGTAGACCGTTCGATGGTAGGTATGTTTTTAACCATATTAATATAAGTATGTATTTTAATTTGCATAGATGAGACCGGCTAAACCATTTTCAATTCTGAGAATGTTATAATTAACTGCATATATAGGATCGGATATATTTCGGGTTTGACTATGTATCTTTGCTGAATCTAAACGACTAAAATTAAGTGTCCCTGTAGGCTGGAGAGAACTTGTTGATAAACAAAAAGAACACAAAAAGAAATCGGGTGACGTTACGAATTGTGTGTGGTAATAGTTTTGTACCTCCATAAAGTGTGGTTTCCCCCATCTAAAATTACCGATATCGAGACCATTAATTTC